CTTGAAAGTTACAAATCGCAGGCAAGCACCCGCACCCGAAAGAATCGTTACAGGAACTGGGCGTTCCTCTGGTGCGGTGGACTCAACACTTGAACGGCTGAGAGAAGATGCGGCTCGTACTGGCAACATGACGAAAGTCATTGCCTACAAAGCGCAAAAACGATCAGCTACTAAATAAACCAATTAGGAGTTTTCCATGAGCAATTCATTCAGTAAAGAAGAGCGCGTAGCGTTCGAGGACATCCTCGAAGGCTTTAACGATGCTTTGGTGCTGTCCCGCAACGTGTCCATCTACAACACAGATGGCTCGATGATGGAACGCACCAACAACGTCATCTATCGTCCACAGCCCTATATCGCACAGTCGTACGATGGTATGGACCAGACTGGCAACTTTGGCGCATACACCCAGCTTTCAGTTCCAGCGACACTCGGCTTTCAAAAGTCTGTGCCGTTCATTCTGGACGCATTGGAATTGCGTGATGCACTGCAAGAGGGTCGCTTGGGCGAAGCCGCAAAGCAGAAACTGGCATCCGACATCAACATCGCTATCATGAATACTGCCGCAAACCTCGGTTCGTTGGTGGTCACTGTCAGCACAGCCGCTGGTGACTATGACGACATCGCTTTGTGCGACAGCATCATGAACGAGCAGGGCGTACAAGCCTTTGACCGTTACTTGGCATTGTCCAGCCGTGACTACAACGGCATCGCTGGCAACATTGCTGGTGGTGTAAATACAGGTTCTAGCTCATCTGTTGCCCGTAGTTTTGCTGGTAACAAGTCAAACAATGCGTTTGAGCGTTCTTTCGTTGGTATGGTCGCAGGCTTTGAGACCTACAAACTGGACTACGCAAACCGTATTGCAGCGGCAACTGGTTCTGACCCAACGATGAGCACTTTGGCCTCGGCAAATAACTACTATGTGCCTGTTGCCACCTCAACTGCGGTCACTGGTGAAACTGCCAACGTGGACAATCGTTTCCAAACGATTACCGTGTCCAGCACCACCGACTTGCCAGCAGGCACTGCCATCGAGATCGAAGGCGTTGAAGCTGTCCATCACATCACCAAACAAGGCACTGGTTTCTCCAAGACCTTCCGTGTGGTGAGCGTGACTAATGCAACCACTTGCGTTATCACTCCTCCAATCATTTCCGCACAAGGTGGAACTGATGCCGAGTTGCAGTATCAAAACTGTATCGTGACTGCCGCCGCTGGTCGCACCATCAACCGCTTGAATGTCGATGCCGCACCTATCAACTGCTTCTGGCAGAAAGATGCGCTGGAGATTCTGCCTGGTCGTTACGCTGTCCCGTCCGATGCTGGTGTCGCAGTGATGCGTGCCTCCACCGATCAGGGCATCGAGCTGGTCATGCAGAAGCAATACGATGTCAACACCATGAAAACCAAGTATCGTTTGGATACCTTGTTTGGCGTGGTTAATAAACAGCCAGAGATGTCAGGCATCCTGTTGTTCAACCAAACACCTTAAGGAAAAATCATGAGTTATCAAGTAATTTTTGCACAAGGTACAGCTACTGTCACCGTGCCAGCAGGCGAGAAAATCGCCGTTCAAGCCTACTCGCCAGCAAGTGTGTTTCAAGAAGTTGGTTACCCCAATTTCCCTGAATCACAGGACTTGTTGACCACGGTTGACAACACCACCTATGTGTCGGGCGCATTCACCAACGCCACCAGCGTGACTATTCAAGCTGGTGCATCTGGTGCTTACTACTCGATTGGTGTAGCACCTGACATCAGCAATAATGGTAACTGGCAACCTCAGGGTGCGCCAGCCAACATAGCAGATGGCGGTTCAATGATTGCCACAGCAGCCAATGTGCTGACTGGCATCATTACGGCAACCCCAACCGCATCACGCGATATTCAACTGCCAACAGGTGCAAACCTTGACTTGGCAACTGAGTGGGCGATTGGTGATTCGTTTGACTTCAGCGTTATCACTTTGGCGGCATATGCTTTGACCATCACGGTCAACACAGGCATTACATCCATCGTGGGTTCTGCTGCAACTGGTGCTACCACAGGCTCTGTTGCTCGGTTCCGTCTGCGTAAGACTGCCGCTGATACATTCACTGCGTATCGCGTCGGTTGATAAACCCTAACAGGCCAGCAGAGATGTTGGCCTGTTTTACATGGAGATCGAAATGCCAATGAAACAAGGTTATTCCAAAAAGACCATCGGTAAGAATATTGCGATGGAAATGAAGTCAGGCAAGCCCCAAAAGCAAGCCGTTGCAATGGCACTCGGCATGGCAAGCAAGTCGGCAAAAGCCGCTGGCAAGCCTAGCAAAGCACCAATGAAAAAGAAATGATCAAGTCAGCCGCAATCGTCAAGACCAAGACTCTTTCCCCGTGGAAGGAGTTGCGGCTGCAAAAGCGCAAGCTGAAAAAGTCTCAGGCCGCAGAGCGCAAGGCAACCAAACAGGTTTGCCCATCGCCGATTGGCAAACGGATTGCGCCTATTGAAACGCCTGAAGTTATTGAAACTCCCACTGAGGAAACTTCTGTTGAGGACACCGCACCGACCCGTGAGGAAATGTTGCAACAGGCAGAGTTGATGGGCTTGAAGGTTGACAAACGCTGGTCAGATGCGACACTTCTAAAACACATTGAGGAATCAGCATGGGCTACACAAAACGACAGTTTATAAGTGCCGCCTTTGAGGAAATCGGGCTTGCGTCTTACGTCTTTGACTTGCAACCAGAGCAGTTGGAATCTGCCCTGCGCCGTCTTGATGCAATGATGGCAGACTGGAACGCCAAGGGCATCCGCTTGGGTTACCCTTTGCCATCCAGCCCACAAGACAGCGACTTGGACGAGGAAACCCTTGTGCCTGACTCGGCTTATGAAGCCATTATTTGCAGTCTCGGTATCAGGCTTGCCCCAAGTTATGGCAAGACCGTGATGATTGAGACCAAGACCACGGCAAAGCAGGGTTACGACATCCTGTTGCAAAGAGCCACATTCCCGCTTGAACAGCAACTGCCTGCAACGATGCCTGCTGGTGCTGGTAATAAGCCTTGGAGGGTCTACGATAATCCGTTTATCAGACCACCAGCCAACCCAGTCACTGCTGGCCCTGATGGGCCTCTCGAATACTATTAAGGACAGTCATGCCACAAATCAATCAGTTACCCGTACTCAGCACTGTTTCAAGCGGAGACCAGTTACCCGTTTACTCGCCCAACAATGGGGATGCAAGACGTTTGTCCATTGGCAATCTGTTGACGTTTTTCCAACAAAGTTTTGCCTCGCCAACATTGTCGGTAAATCTGTATGTGCCTGGCTCGGGTTTCAACATTACAGTGCCTACACCAGTCAGCCAAGACCAATGGATGCTGTTGCAACCCGCTGGGACGCTGGCAACAGGCACGATTACCCTGCCGCTGAACACTGGTGTGCCTGATGGCACTACGATGCTGATTACCACTACGCAAGAGATTACATCGTTGACCATTGCGCTGAATGGTGCGACTGCACTTTATGGTGGCGTAACCTCCTTGCCTGCTGGTACAGCAACAGCCATTCGGTTCTATCAGCCCACAAACTCTTGGTATCAAATCAACGCTGATGCGGTTTATGGCGCAAACGTGCAGGCATTTTTGGCCGTGCCATCCAGTGCCAATCTACGGGCGGCAATGACCGATGAGACAGGCACTGGTCTGTTGGTGTTTAACACCAGCCCAACTTTCGTAACCCCTGTTCTGGGCACAGTCACCAGTGGCAATATTTCTGCTTGCACATCCACAAGTATGGTGATGGTTACTCCGATCCTTGGAACGCCAACATCTGGAACATTAACCAACTGCACTGGGTTGCCGCTAACAACTGGTGTTACAGGCGCTCTGCCAGTTGCCAATGGCGGTACAGGTGCATCGGCAACAGTTCAGGCATTGAGTGGCCCAGGTGCGGTAAATATCACAAGTCTTGCCACCGCTTTTACTTCAACTGCAACTGGCAACGCATTAACTCTTGCTGATGGCGCACAAGGGCAAATCAAAACAATTATTTATGTTGCAGAGGCCGCTGGTGGTGATACTGGTGTTTTGACCCCAACCAACCTTGGAAGCGGAACCACAATCACTTTTAATGCGGTTGGCGATTCGGTAACTCTTCAGTTCGCTGGAACTGACTGGTGGGTTGTTGGATTCCGTGGTGCGGTAGTCGCTTAATGGCAACCAAGCCCAAGTCCTCTGTCAATGCGGCTGGCAACTACACGAAGCCAACCATGCGTAAGCGTCTCTTTGAGGAAATCAAAGGTTCGGCTGTGCAAGGGACTGCGGCTGGTGAATGGTCAGCTCGCAAGGCCCAACTGTTGGCCAAGAAATACAAAGAAAAAGGTGGCGGTTATAAATGAAAGCCACACAAAAAAGCCTCAAAGACTGGGGGGCGCAGAAATGGCGCACCAAGTCGGGAAAGCCATCGTCTGAGACTGGCGAAAGGTATCTGCCTGAGAAGGCCATCAAAGCCTTGTCTGCGGCTGAGTATGCGGCAACTACACGGGCAAAGCGTGAGGCTACCAAGGCAGGCAAGCAGTTTGCCAAGCAGCCTAAAAAGATTGCTGAAAAGATTAAGGGGTTTAGATGAAAGACCCAAGATTAACCCGTGCTGGCGTTGAGGGTTTCAACAAACCCAAGCGCACCCCAAGCCACCCAACCAAAAGCCATGTCGTTGTGGCAAAAGCTGGCGATGAAGTTAGGTTAATTCGTTTTGGTCAACAAGGTGTGTCTGGGTCACCAAGGCGTGAGGGTGAATCCAAGGCCGACAAAGCAAGGCGTGAATCATTCAAGTCTCGCCATTCTGAAAACATTGCCAAAGGCAAAATGAGTGCCGCATATTGGGCTGATAAGGTGAAGTGGTAATGCAAATACCTATTCTTAACGGCATCTACACCGACAGCACCCCTGAACTGCGTACCAGTTACCCAGTTAACCTCGTGCCTGTGCCAAAGCAGTCAGGCATCAGCAATGGGTTTTTGCGACCAGGCGATGGGATTGTTGCAAACGGCACAGGGCCAGGCATTGACCGTGGCGGCATAAACTGGCAGGGCGAGTTATATCGGGTCATGGGTACAAAGCTGGTGGAAATCAACAGCGCAGGCACAGTGACTGTGCTGGGCGATGTGGGTGGTCCAACTGACCAATTGGTGACGTTTGATTACAGCTTTGACCAACTGGCGATTGCATCTGGTGGTCGGCTGTATTACTGGGACGGCTCGATCCTGACGCAAGTGACCGACCCTGACTTAGGTCTGGTGCTAGATGTGGTGTGGGTGGATGGATACTTTATGACCACGGATGGTGAGTTCTTGGTGGTCACTGAACTGTCAGACCCGACTCAAGTCAATCCGCTGAAGTATGGAAGTTCGGAAGTTGACCCCGACCCAGTGGTTGCTTTGCTCAAGCTGCGGAATGAAATCTATGCTTTGAACCGCAACACGATTGAGGTATTCGACAACGTGGGTGGAGAGTTATTTCCATTCGCACGAATTGATGGCGCACAGATACAAAAGGGCGTGATTGGCACTCAAGGGTGCTGTGTGTTTATTGACCGCATTGCTTTTTTGGGCAGTGCAAGAAATGAAGCACCAGGCATTTATGTTGGCGCAGCCGCCGTGACTGAAAAAATTAGCACACAGGAAATCGACAACCTCCTGCTGGAGTACACCGAGGCTCAGTTGGCGTTGGTCAAGCTGGAAGCAAGGAACGACAAGAACCATGAGCATTTGTATGTTCACCTGCCTGACCGCACGATAGTCTTTGATGCCTCTGCATCCAAAGCCTTAGAAACGGCGGTTTGGTTTACCCTGACTACAACTTTGGCTGGATTTGCACAATATCGTGCAAGAAACATGGTTTGGGTTTACGACAAGTGGATGGTGGGAGACCCGCAAAGCACCAGCATCGGTTACTTGGTGCAGGACACAGGCCATCATTGGGGGCAACAAGTGCGCTGGGAGTTTGGCACTTTGATTGTTTACAACGAAAGCAATGGGGCAATATTTAACGAGATGGAACTGGTCAGCTTGACTGGAAGCATTGCGCTAGGTGAAAACCCGCAAATCAGCACCAGTTATTCGCTTGATGGGCAAACCTATTCACAAGAAAAGTTCATCTATGTCGGCACGATTGGTAACCGCAAAAGGCGTTTGGCTTGGTTTCAGCAGGGCAGTATGAGGAACTGGCGCATCCAGCGTTTCCGTGGAGACAGTGATGCCCATGTGTCTTATGTGCGCTTAGAGGCGCAGATTGAAGCATTGGCCTACTAATGGCAACCGCACCCATCTCCCGCAAGCTGAACCTGACCCGTGACCAGCTTGCCACATTCCTGACTGATCAACAGCAAATCAGGCAATTTGAATTGCTCTTTTCTACAGTAGATGAGTTGCAAGTCATCACAGGAACTGACTTTGAGTTTCAGGCGGATACGGCAGCGGCAACAGCAAACGAGGCATTGGCACAATTAAGTGCTTTGGCGCAGGACACAGCAGTTGATGATGCTGTGCTTAATTCCAAAATACAACAGGCATTAGATGCCATTCCAAGATTGGCTCAAGCCTTGGATTTGCTTGCACTTGCCCCTGTGCGTAATAATATCGAACTGGAGCACGATGTAAATGGCATCTTGCCGTATGCAAACCAAACCCCACGGGTGCGATCTAATCAGGTGCTGACATGGCTTTCGATGTAATTACCCCTGTAAAATTAGGCCAAGCCGCCATCACCACTGGCGTAACTACGCTTTACACAGTGCCAGCTTCAACTAGAACTTTGCTCAAAGAATTCAGCATTGCCAATACGACAGCTGCTGACATTAACGTGAGAGTATTTTTAGTTCCATCAGCAGGCTCGGCTGGAACGTCAAATGCTTTCCTATACGATGTGCCTGTACCAACTGCTAACGCCTTGCAATATAACGGCATTGAGGTGCTTAACGCAGGCGATACCATTCAAATTCAGGCAGCATCAACTGGCCTAACAATTATCGCAAGTGGTGGCGAAGCCACATAAGGAGTATGAAATGACCGTATCAATCAAGGTGCTGATACCACCAAAGCAAGCCGAAAACACACAGACTACGCAGTACACCGCTGTGAACTGTAAAGCGATCATTGACAAATTCACAGCCACAAATACAACGG